TCAAAAACTTCTTCAAGAGTTTCTTTATCATAAGTAGTACCCTCAACAAAGTTGTCAGAGGGAAGTACAAGATGACCATAGCCAATAGTAGCGAAACCCAAACTATCGGAATACACAGTATCCCTAAACCCCTCATGCTGTTTAATTCTTTCTTTGATTTCTTCCATAAATTAGTTCTCCAATGTTTAAGTATATTTAGAAATTTGTTCATAGAACTGCATAAAAATTATTCTTTTTTAGTTTCTTCTTCTTTTTGTTCTTCAACAGGATTACTTTCTTTAAACTTCTTTACCCAAAATTCAGATAAAATTTCTAAATCTTGAACTTGAGAAAGAAGATTATTTTTAGTTTGTTGTATGTTTGCAAGTTTAGTTACTACATTAACTTGCTCATCTGTCATTTTTTCTTTTTTATACTCTTTACCATCAATGGTTATATCTGACATTACCACTCCTTTGTTTTAGATACAGTTTCTGGGTTTTTTTGTGCTTCTATTTGTGCATCAAGATTAGCTTTCATTTCATCTTCTGTTTGATCTTGATGTTCAAGAACACAAGCAACACAATGCTCTTTAGTCATAGCGTCAAAATCCATGCCATCTGAACCAGCACAAGAGCCATACATAGATGCAGAGTGTTCTTCATCTGTTGCTGTATATCTAAAATGTATTGTCTTTACTTTGTTCTCTGAATCACATTCAAAGTTGGGGAAAGACCATTCGTATGTTTTACTCATATTGTTTTCTCCTTATATGTTTTCTTGGTTATTTTTAAAAGTTTCATAGTCAGCTTTTACTTTATCTGTCCAGACTGCGTTACATACTGCTTGAACCTCTGAGTGTTCATTAGATATATCTGCGTCTGGATTTAAAGCATGTCTATGATACTTTCTTGATAATTCTTCGTTGTCTTCCATAACTACAGTATCTGTTCGCACTTGAACTGATTTGTATTTTCCGACCACTTCGATTTTACCAATCTGTGTCTCTTTAGTTATTGCCATAGTTTATCTCCTTTGTTGTTGTTAAGCTACTTTGTAAATTAATAATGCGTTTATTCTATTATGACCTGAACCTGTACTCATATTAGATGGTGTTATGTTATTATAAACGTTTGTATCAGTGAAAAGAAGATTAGCTGAAGTTGCATTTTGATTACCTAAAATATTTCTAGGTGCATTAGTAATCCAACCATTTTGATTTGAAACAGAGCCTACACCTAAACTTGCATTACTATTTTCTACAGTAAAGGGTAATCCAGCTATTCTTAAAAGACCACTTGCTGTTCCAACAGAAAGTGATGATGTTCTTATAAATACATAAGCAAAAACTACATCTCCAATTTTTGTATAATGTCCTTTCTGAGTTTGATAAGCTATACTTGAAAATGAACCACTACTAGGTTCATAAGTTGGAGTAAAATCTCCTTCTTCGTAATCGTCTAATTTGTTTGATGTGCCTGTGCCACCAAGAAATATACCACCACCTAAATATAGGTCTTTAAATCCAAATCCACCAGAAGCACCTAAGTCTATTGCGTTATCTACTCCTGTTGCATTATTAGATGTTACATTCCAAGGTAATATTAACCTACTGTTACTATCAAATCTTATAGCAGTATTACCAGTTCCAATATTCATTCTATTACCAGAAATATTAATTTGACCAGATGTTGTTCCATCTTTACTAAATCTAACAACTTCTCCATCAGAACTTAGTCTGTTAAAATCAGTTACATTTCCACCATTTCTAGTAGCATGTAAAAGACCATCATTTCTTAAAATAATACCAGCAGTACCCTCAAAGTCTAAAGATGATTTTCCCACCAATAAATTTCCAGATGAGTCGATACGCATGACTTCTGAGCCATCGTCTTGTATTCTTAATAATTCATTTCCACCACCAACTATATTTAATCTAAGTCCAGAATTAGTATTAGTTGCAGTTGTTTTTATAACTGGTGCAGTAGCACTAAGATGTAATTCTGCCGATGGACTACTTGTACCAATACCTAATCTTTCTGTACTAGCATCCCAAAATAATTTAGCTGTTGTTCCTGTATCTTCGTAAAAGGATATGTCTCCATTATCATTAATATCTATTCTTTCTAATGTAGATGTACCATTATTAGTGTAAAATTTAAGTCTACTATCAGTTCCACTTGTATTTCCTCTTGCTGATCTAATTTGAGCTTCTGCATTTTGACTTCCAGCATAAGATACAAGTTTTATTATACCATCACCAGAGCCAGTTCCTTTGATTGAAATACCAGTAGTAGTTTCAACTGTTAATTTTTCTGTAGGTGATGAAGTTCCGATACCAACTCCAGTAGAATTTATTCTCATTCTTTCTGTAGCACTTGTTCCAGTATTAAAAGTTATATCTGCATTTTGAAAATTAATTAATTGAACTCTGTCATCTCCTTGTACTGCAAACGCACCATGTAATGTTGAACCTTTTGCTAATTCATAACCAGCATTATTTGTACCAGATAAAGTAACAGCTTTGTTAAATGGTGTTAAGTTTGGAGTAGTAATATTTATCCCAACGTCTCCAGAGCTATCAATACGAAAACGCTCTAAAATATCGCCACTAGAGCCTCTTGTTCCAAGTTGCAAATATCCAGCACTTCCACTAGAACTTTCTTGCCTACCAGAAATACTTGCTCTTCTAAAACCAGTATTTCCTAAAGTTAATTGTCCTCCAGCATTTATAGTATTTGTTTCTGAAGTTTGTATTAATAAATTTCCATTAGAGCCAGTAGATGTAGAACTGCTTTTTACTTCTAATGTTGTATTCGGAGCGCTTGTGCCAACGCCTAATCTTGCAGCGCTCGTATCAATACGCATAACTTCTGTTGCACCAGTTATACCTTGGTTGCTATTACCAGAAGTTGCACCAAAAAAAATAATATCATCAGCACCGCCACTATCTCCAGACACAAATGATAAATTTGCTGAAGCTCTTATTACTGCATTTTGATTTAAAGCAATATCGCTTGTAATTCCTTGTGTGTTAGTTCCTACTTCTATAGTTTGAGTATTTAAAACTCCTGTAACTGTTGCACCAGTAGATGTTGTTTCAAATTTCTTAGAGTTGTCATGGTAAAGTTCAACTGCACCATCTTTAACGAACCTAGCCATTTTTCCAGTAGATGCAGAGCCATCTGAAATTAAATCTATTTCACTTCCATTAGTGTCTATATATAAAATACCAGTTCCTGTGTCTCTTATAAAACTTTCATTACCAGTATGATAAATTTGTAAATCGTTTCCAGTTCCAAATTTTGCTCTATCATTATCAGCAAAAAGAATATTATGTCCATTACTTGCTAAATCTCCACCAAGTTGAGGCGTGGTATCCGTTACAATATCAAAGCCTGTAACTACACTATCTATAAAATTTACTGTGTTTGCAGATGTATCTATTGTTGCAAAAGTTATATCGTCTGAGCCATCAAAAAATTTAATTGTTAAAGAGTTTGAACCAGCATTTGTTGTGTCTAACCAAAGTGTTCCTGTTGTTGCACTAGCTGGTCTTGATGTTCCTGAGTGCATAGAATTTAAAGCACTAAAACTATCATTCATTGTAGTTCTGAATGTACTAAATGCTTGGTTATTAATTGTTATTTGTGAAACTTGTGCCATATTATGTAATGATTTTACCTACTCCTTTTGCAAAAAAATCAAATGTTCTGTCTATACTTGTACCAGACGAATTGAAAAATTCAATAGTAAAGCCAGATGCAGTTTTATTTGTTATTAAAAATCTGTCGCCTGATGCCATATTTTGACCAGAAATATTTAATGATGGGCTTGATGCAAAAGCTGAATTATAGGTTACAGCTTTACCACCTGTACCACTAGATATATCTGCACCAGATTCAGTTCTTTCTTCTAAACTAGCTGTAATAGATAATTGAGATATTAACTGTCTAGCTTCATTATCTGATGAAGTAAAAGAAACTCTAAATTTAAAAAATCTACCAACGTATTCGCCTGAGTTAAAAGAAGTAAATGAACTAAAAGTAACATTATCATCACTTGTTGCGATCTGTAATACAGCATCACTATTTTGTGTAGCTGTTCCATCAAAAGGGTCTGGCGTTCCAGAGTCTATAAAAGTAGATGAATTTGGTCGCCCTGTATCTATATATTCTGCAACTTGATCTGTAACAAGAATAACATTTGCATCAAACTTAGCTTGTAATTTACCAGAAAAATTAATTTGATTTGCAAAGTCATAAGTACCAGAACTAGGTACTGTTGTATTAGGATTGCCAAGTGTACCTGATGCTGTAAGTCCTAAATGATTGACTGAATCTATACTTGCTACTTCTACATTTGATTTAGTACCAGAAAATGTAGTGTGTTCATTTATTGTAGTTTGATTAACATAATTAGCAGTTGATATACTAGATTTTATAACTGTTTCTACAAGTGATAGATTACCTCTTTTATCGACAGCTTTAATTAAATAACTACCAGCTTGAAAAGGTACTGTTGCAGATGTACCTGGTCTTGCAATTTTACTTACAATAGTTTTTGATTTTGCCCAATATGGGTCAACTATGTTAGGAGTGTATTTTATAATATAAAAAGATAAATCAAGATCACTTACTGCGTCCCAAGAAAGAGTTGCAGAATTTCCTACAACATTTATTGAAAAATTTTGAACATTAGCTGGTGGTGCAGATTGACCAACTACTGTATGATTTGTTGAAACAAAGCCTGATCTAACACCAGCAGTATTTACATATCTTGCTCTGATATTATAAGTTGTACCATCTTTAACATTTAAAACTTCAAAAACAGTATTTTTACCAGAACCAACTTGTTTAAAAGTATTACCACCATCTTCGGAAATTTCAACTTCATAATAATCAAAAAATGAATCATCAAAAATTGCTAAATCTGACAAAGTAATTGTCATTTTAGTTATAATAACTCCATCATTATATTCAATTATTTCATCAGTAATTACAGGAGTTGCACCTACTGTTTCTGATAAATTTATTGTACTAAATGGGTTCGGTAATGTTGTTGTAGGTGTAGATGAAACTTGCGATTTAGATGCCCAAGTATAATGTGAGTTTTGATGCTCAACTAAATTTAAAGCAATAGTATAATCTTCATTAAATGTAATTGATAAAACTCTAAAATTTTTAGCACTAAATCCAAGTGAGGAGTGTGTGATTGCAACAATATCGCCTATTGCTAAATCGTATGCGTTAAAGTCTGCTGTAATTTGTAATACCAATGCTTCTCTTGATCTTCTTAAAATAATTTCTGCCATTTCTTCTGCTTGGTATGGAGATGTTAATGTAGGAAATTCTCCTCTAAATTCTAATAAAACATTTCCATCTGATATTTTCATTGTTGCATGTCTATCTGCACTTGGTAAACTACTATCGTCTGTTGGTGGGAATTGAACTTCATCTACTTGGAAATTTCTATCTGGGTTTATAAAACTTACAATCACTCTATTATATTTAGAATTTTTATCTGGGCTTGATAATACATATCCACCTATAATATTATCCTCTGTCAAAGTTATTGATGCTGTGCCTGTTGTTTCAATAATTAGTTTATATTTACCTTGCGTATAAGGTAGATAACCTCGACAACCTTTTATAAGTTCTCTTAAATTGTCTATAATTTTTCTATTTGTATCTAAAGCATAATTTGTATCAAATATATTTATATCACTTGCACCAGAATAAGGTGTTACTTGTGTTTCACAAATAACTGAGGCATCATAAAAACTTTGTAAATCAATATCAGATGTAGTTAATCCTTTTCCATATCTATCGTTTGTTAAATAATCTAAGATACACCAAGCTGGATTTGTTTTAAAAGATGCAGTTTGTGCAACTAAACTTGAATTATAACTTACAACTTTTTTACCTTTTAATTTAACTTTTACTTGTGGTATTGCACCAAACATATCTTGATTCCATTTAAATTTTAAAGCTAAATAACAAATACCTCTTAATCTATGGTTAGCACCCCAATTAGAAATAAATGTTAATAAACTAGAAGCTATCTGTGAGTCTGTACCAAAAAAAGGTTGAACTCTAATATATGGAACACCATCTTTATAAAAATTACTATCACTACTTGCAACATCTACCTCAGTTCCATCAGATAAAGAACTAGCCCAAGTTACTAACTTGTCATCTACAAATATTTGTTCAATAGAATTTATTTCTCCCTCACATAAAACTAAAGCCATATATAAGTCAGAATTATTTGTACCAGAAGTTTCTAAAAATATTCTAATTCCACCGAGCATTCTTTCGCCATAAATTACAGGGATTGAAGCGTCATTCGATTGTTTGTTAAGTAAAATACCTTTTTCGTAATTATCCATTGGCGTATCGCCAAAAGAAGCATCAAAAGTAGGAAATGATGGTGTAATCCAAGAAACAGCTTTTTGAACTACATTGACAGCAGTTTTAACTACACTTTTTACAGCTTTTTTAATTGACCTTACTACACCACCCATTATCTTTGCCTTGTTATAATTTTTCTAACTTTATCATTTTCTATTCTTAACCATGTAAAGTTTTTGTTTAAATAAATAAATTCTTTAGCTTTATTGATACACCAATAAAAAATGTTTCTTACATTTTCTAAAGCTATCAAAAATACAAATACAAGATTGTTTCCACTATTCCATTCTGATAATTCAATAATTCCTGTTCTTTTAAATTTTTCTAAATTACTATCTGATAAAAAAGCCCAATTAGTAAAACCTATTAGCTTTTTGTCTTTATAATGTTTTTTATATTGATTTAAATTTATACTTGGTTCTAAATAGGTTTCTAAATCTTTATCTGTTAAATGATTATAATGATTATAGTTTCTGTATAATGAAATAATATCTTGCATTATTTTCTACCCCATTTAATATCTTGTACCATTTCTGATGAGAAATCCATTCCTACATCTCCTGTGAAAAATCTTTGCTGTGATGTGTTGTTAGTTTTACGACCAGATTTTTTGTCAAAGTCTGCCCAATGAGATACTATTTTTAAATTTAATAAACTTTCCTTTTTAGTTTCGTTTATATCAAAACCATCTATTGTACCTTTATAAAGAAGTATTGGGTCAGCAATAAGAGCATTTGAACTATCTAATATTCCTCTGTGGATAGTTACAGAGTCATTCATTACATTCTCATTTAAAACTACTGAAATAAAAGTTGTATTAGCACCAGATAATGTAAGGTTTAATGTACCCTTTGTTATATCTGTTTGTTCGTCAAAACCAGATATATCTAAAATAAAATCACTTGCAGTATATGTAAATGTAGAACCAGAAACAGAAGAAGTTAAAGGAAAAGAGCAATCAGTAATATTTACAGGGGTAGAAAAACCAATAGTTATAAGGTGTACAGGTCTAATATCATTTGTTGCTAGTTGGTTCTTTACTGCTGTCGTTAAGTTTCTCGTCATGTTCCTCGTAGGTTGTTCTAATTATGTTCTCCGACCCTTTTAACATAATAAAATTAAATTTGCTATCAGGTTTCTTGTAGTCTTTAAGATCGTTTGTATTTGTATTTATTTGATCTTCTGTAACAATAGCCTCTGCAACAAACTCAGCACTAATTAAATGCGTAATTTTATATTTTTTCATTAAAGTGCTTCTTCTACATCTAATTCAAACTGATATAATAAATCTCCATCTTTTGTTGCACCAACAGAACCAAACTCTTGAACATTGCTAGTTAAGTAAACTGTAAACGGAACATTGTCATAAGTAACAACTTCATTATCTGCCAAAGTATTAATTAAAGGTGGTTCTATTGTTAGTGTAGAAGCGTTACTACTTGGAGAAACATCTGCAACAATCATATATACTTTTGAATGATTAGCGAACTTAATAAAATCTCCACTTTTAAAAGCATTAGGATTATTGTTTTGGTGTCCGTCTATTGATATTGAAGTTGCACCAACTGAATGAGAACCAACAACTTGTATAGTTCCTGTTTCATTACCTCTAGCGTTTTTTACTTCTGGTGGAATTATTGTAAAGTTTTCTTTGCCTGATCTTTGTTTTACAATAAAAGCCATTAACTCTCCATAAACATCATTTCTTTTTGCTGTTATAATTTTAGCAGTGAAACCAAACCTTTGACCATCTATTTGTCTTGCTAATTTTTTACCACTATCTGTTAATGAAAGAATTGTATCTTGTGTTGATTTAATTCCCATAGTTGAAAATTTGGCATTTGATATTGGAAACGCACCTGACATTATATTACTGACCCTCTACCTTGTTCATTTACAGATTGATTAATTAATGATGATATAGTTCCTCTTGATCTAAATAGCAATTCTTCAAAACCAGAAGCGTCAACTGTGTTAATATTAAAATTAACTGTTGTTGCACCACCACCTGTACCTCTTGCTGATTGTGTGATTTGTCCTGTTTGATTAGGTACAAATAATTCAGGACCTTGTTCTCCAACTATAATCGGTTGACCTTTTGATACAGCACCACCTTTTGCAAATCCAAAAAAACCACCACCACCACCCATAGCCATAAGAATAGCTTGAAGTGCAATTTGTCTTTTTAATGATGATTCTTGTGCTTTCATTTCATTTAATTTCTTTTTTTGTAATGCTATATCAATTAACATTCTTGCAGTAAGTTCAATAAAGTGTGCTAATAAATTTACTAATACTTGTTGTACTATTTTTTTAAATGTTTCAGCTAAATTTTTTCCAAGTATAACTGATTCAGCTATTGATTTTGATACTTTTTTAAGACCCTCATTCATACTTCTAGCAATTATTTCTCCAATATCAAAAAATTTATTTCTCATTTCTTCTAATACTGTTTCATTTACATCTGTTATTACTTGTTTAAAGATTTTACCTTGTAATATTATTTTATCCATGAAAGTTGATTTAGGTATTTTTTTTGTAATTGTCATTCCCTCGTGTATTTTACCACCAGGTATTTCAGGGAATTTTCTTTCATTTTCTAATAAACCTATTTCTCTTAATTTTGCAACTATCTTATCTAATTGTGAAAGTAATAAAGATGCACCACCAATAATTATATTAGCTTTTGTTGCCATGTTAAATCTTCTCATAGCAACTGTTGCAACACCAATAGCAGAAGCAAGATTAAGAAAGAAGTTAATAAGTTTAAATGCAATTAAAATTTTTAATGAAGTAATAATTAACTCTAAATTATCTTTAAGAAATTTTAATGTACTTGCTGTGACTTGTATTGCTGTACTTAAACCAGCACCAATCATAGCACCAAATTCTGCTATTTCTTTTCTATTAAGTTCAACAGTTTTTTTTAAATCTCCAAGATTATCTTTTAATGCACCAAAAAATCCTTGTGCGACTTCTACTTGAAAAATAAAGAAAGCATCTTTTAAGTTAGTGATAGTTCCAAATAATGTTTGTGATAAATCATCAATTAAATTTCCAAACTCTCCACCTGTACCAAATGCGTTTTTTAATCCTAATATTGATTCTTTAGTATTTACTCTAACACCCTCTTTAAAACCAGCCATAGCTTTAACACCTCTTTCTCTAAAGAGTTCAGCTGATGATATACCAGCACTAAATGATCTTTGAATTTGTAATGAAGCTAAAGCAAAATCCCCACCAAGAATGGTTGCTGTATTACCTGTAATTTTTAAAAGTTCTTCAAATGATACACCAGATTCTTCTGCTGTTTTTCTAACTGTAGCAAGTGCAGTTATACCTTGTTGAATATTTTTAAGTTCAAATGGTGTGCCTGATGCAAAATCAGTAACTTCTTTTAATGCTTTTTTACCCTCTTTTGCTGAACCAAATAAAGCATTTAATTGAACTTCAAGATTTTCTATTTGTATTCCAGCATTTACAAAGCCTTTAATAACAAGACCAGCACCCAAACCTATAAAAGCATTTCTTAAATTAAATACTGATCTTTTAACTCTTTCTAAGCTAGTTTGGACATTATTTAAAGCTTGTTTGGATTTATCTTTTGCTACAATATCTATATTAAGTCTTTGATTTGCCATTATTAAAATTTCCTTGCTTCTGCTAGTGATTGTTTTGTTTTATACTGTTCTTCTTCTTTTTTCAAGTATGCTAACCACAAATGATAATGGCTAACAGGCATATCAAGAACTTCTTGTATTGTTATGTGTAGTCTGTCTGCAACAATTAAAAGCGACCTTATTTCAGGGTCGCTATTTACTTTTTTTCGGCTTCCTCAAATGAGGTATCTAAAAGAATTTTATTGGCTACTTCGGATATGACATTTGAATCTGCTTTTTTTCTTAATGCAAATTTATCTTCTGGGCTAAAGGCTTTTATCATTTCGCCTTTATCATTTTTAACTTGCAACTTCATTATAAGCAAATCAACAAGAACAGTTAAGTCTTGAAAATTGTTAGACTTCTTAAAGATAATGTTTTTTTCTTCAAGGGTTAATGGTTCAGAATAGAATACACTAGCTTTACCATGCTCGTCTTTCCACTCCTCAACTTCAATAGTAATAGTTTTAAGAGTTTCAAAATGAGATTTAACTCTATCAATAACTGACATAAATTAGGATTATACAGTACCTATAGTTAAAGCACCTGTTCCTTGAAAAGTTACAGTTCTTGAAATAATTGCGTCCATTGAGTTATTAACTGACATTCCTGTAACAATTCCTGTTCCTGTAAAACTTCTGTCTCCACTTGCATCACCCTCAGGTAATAAAATGAAAGATATTGAAGCACCAGCAATTAAACTTGTTTGTGGTGTATCTGTTTCATCAAAGTGCATTTCTAAAGTACCAGAGAATGATGTTCTACCAGCAACAAATGATTTAGTTGCATCTGATAAAGCTGTATCCTCTACTACATCTCCTGTTGTTTCAAGTGTAAAGCTAGTAAGTTCTCCTACTGCTGTTCCACCAGCTTTTACAACTCCTTCTTTTCCATGATGTGTTGCCATTTTTTATCCTTTTTACTTTTAGATTGTTGTTGTTGTTTTTCTTGCTTATAGCCTAAACTTAAAAAATGTTCAAGATTAGATTCATTAATAGTTATCTCTGAATTATCTTTATATAATTTAATATCTTTAGCCATAAGTCCTTTTACAGTTTATCTTCTTCTTCGTCAATATCTTCTTCATCTTCTTCAAAATCATCTTCAAAATCTTCTTCCCAATCTTGACTATTATCTTCTTGGTTTTCTTTTAATTCTGCTAATAAATCTTTTACTTCTTCACAAAGCATAGACTCTTTATCATGTAATTTTTCTATCTGATCTATTTTCTTTTCTATTCTGTTTATAATTTTAGTTGTCATTTATTCTCCTATGGTGTTCCAGCTTGATACTCGTACATACATCTAATAGTCATTCTTATACCACCAACAGGAAACAAAGAACCCTCGTCAGTTTCTACTTGTACTACTTCTGTATCAAGTGCGTTGTTACTTCTTGTAATATCAGTTTCTAATGCAGTTTCAATAGCTGTTATTAATTGATTTCTTTTTGTATCAATATTAGCTTCTGCACCTTTAACAAATCCAAGTACAACAAAATCAATAGTACCATGTCTTGTTTTTGCACCACTTCCCAATTCAGAATCATCTCTGTTTTCTTCTGATGTTTGTACTATTACTGCTGGATATTGTTGCTCTGATAATTCATCTAATAAAAAAGGTTGTCTTGTTGCTTTTCTAATTGTAATTGGGCTAGATATACCTGATATGGTTGATAATAAATTACTTGCTATGTTTTCTCTTACACTCATATTCTTGCTTTCCTAAATTCTTTTGCAACAAATCTGTTAAATTGTTTTCTTATTATATTAGCTGTTTTATCATTAAATCCAAAAAATTCACGCTTTGTTTTTCCTAATACTTGGTTAAATACAGCCCTTTGACGCATTTGAGAATTACTAAAATTTATACTGATTTTATTAGTCCCTGTTTTTCTTATTGTTTTTGTAGATGGTGTTAATGCACCTAACATTCTACCAGAATAAAATAAATCTACTTTTGTTGCTCTACCCTCTCTTTGTAATTTTTTTAAATAACCTTGAGAGTATGGTGCAAAAGGGATATTTCTAAAATCAATACCTTTTTGTGTTTTGGTTCTAATTATATCTAATAATTGAAAACCAGCTTGAAGTAATGCTTTAGAAAATATGCTTTTGAATTTTTTTTGTATTCTTGAATATCTTTTTTGTATTAGATTTGCATTAGTTTTAATCTTTAAATCTAAAGCCATTATCTAGTCAATCTTCTAAATCCGTGTAAAGGTTCTCTTTCGTTTGCAACAATAGTTCCTGATGAGTCAACATCATATTCAACACCATCTTCTAATATCATTCTCCATTCAATATTGTATTGACCCATGTAATACTCAGCCATTCTTTCAAATCTATCTTTTTCTGTTTCTGGTCTAAATTTTGTTAATGCTGGTAAATAAAATCTTCCAAGAAATAAATATACTCCAGCTCTTTCAAACTGATCTAAATTAACTTTTGTATTAACCATTTCAGCAGTATTTAAAACTGTAATATCTGTAAATATATTTGTTTTATATACAGGCCACCACTCTACTCGTAACTGTCTTAAAATATCATTAGTGGTTTGTGCTAAAAAATTTGTTGTTTCTGTAGCAGTTGTAGATATACCAAAATCAAACGCATCAGGTTGATATTTCAAAACATCTGATGTGGTAATAACATTAGCACCTGTATAATTAGCCATAATTTATTTCCAAATTAAATAAGCAATTATTAAAACTAGAGGTATAGAATACATTGGATTATTCTTAGCTTTTACCCAAACCCATTTTGACCATTTTCTAGCTTTCATCATTATTATTTTATTCATCTTTTTTCTTTCTTGTTTTTCTTTTTTTTTTAAGAGGTATTACTTTTGATTCATTTTCAAAAGTTTGGTCAACTTCTTTAATATTTTCTTTTACACTATCTTGTTGTAGTTTAAAACCTCTAAAATCATACATACCTTTATTAGTTTCATAATCTAATTCAGTTCTTTTTATTGTTTTGTTACCTCTTTTAAGAGTAACCATTTTTTCATTTGATAATACTAATTTTACCATTGTATCTCCTTTGTTAATTGCGAGGGCAGTTTCCCACCCTCACAAAGTATCCTATTATTGGATTGATGAATCAAAGTGTAATTCAACACCATAAGAGTCATGAATTTCGCCAACACCATATACTGATGTAGCAACAATTTCGTCTGCTCTTAAACTCGCATCTCTTTGAGTTTCAATTTTAACATCTTGCATCATTGCAATTGCTAGTGCATCTCTGTGGAAAGCACCACCTTTGTAATCTCCAGCATTTCCTGTGTTAGAAATATTTGAAGTTTCAAAGATTGGCATACCAGCTAATCTACCAACAAAACCTGATCTTAATGCTTCGTTTGCTAAATCATTTGCGTTTGCGTTTGCAAAAGTATTAGTTAAACCAGCTTTTAGATCGAAAGCGATTTTAGGGTGTAGCACAACTGCACAATCGTCAATGTTAAGAGCATTTTCTCTTAAAGTTGAAAGTGCGTTAAAAATAGATGCTGATGCAATTGCACCTGTTCCATCTCCTACTGCACTTGAAAAGCCATCAAACAATGCAGTTAAATCTGCGTCTTGTTTTCTTGCTAGTGCTTCTCCAAACAATTTACCAATATCTCCAGCAACATTTCTTGGTGCTGAGTTTCTTGCTAAGTCTGTTAGAGTAGTCATAACACCAACCTCAGATGCAGTAATAGTTACTGAACTTGGGTTGATTGCTGTGTTTGATAAATCAGTTGCTTCTGATACTGCCGCCGCACTTACTTGTGCATAAACAGGAACTTCAACTGCTTTACCACCACCTGTGATAGCATAGTTTTTAACTAAGTTTCTCATGATGGATTTTTCAGAAGCTACGAATTGTGCTTCTGCAACTATCTCTGTGTATAGTTCCGATAGCGTAGAACTTGTACTTTCGTTTGCCATTTTAATTACCTATTAAGTTTAATTATTTAATTTAATCTCAACAGCACCTGAATCTCGTTTCTTCCTATATTCTGCATAAGCCTTACGATCTTCTGGTTTTGTTAAGTCTAAGTCCTGTAGGTTAAAAGGTTTAACAGTTTGACCACCGATAGCACTCTGACTTCCTGAACCAGACAAAGACCCTTGACGGAAATGTGGGTTGCTATCTAAGAACTCTTTTACTCGATCTTCAATTGTAAGTAGTTCTCCTTTTGCGTTATATCGTACATTAGAATGATTATCAACTATTTCTATACGACCATCATCATTGTATTTAACTTCATCTTTTAAAAGCGAAACAACTTGTTGTGCGTTAATAGATTTTTCTTTGTTAGCAATCGAAAGTATTGAATTATCTACTTTTTCTTTTTTGATTTGCTCTTTAACTTTAGCAAGTTCTTGTTCTTTTTCAGATAATCTTTCTTGCATAATCTTTTCAAGATCAGCTTTTGTTTTAGCTTCTTTAAGTTGTTCTTGTTTTAAGATTTCTTGTTTTTGTTTTTCTTCTTCTTGAAGTTTTTTCTCATACTTAGATTTTTCTGCTTCAAGTCTTGTTTTAATTATGTTGTCTAATTGTTCTTGTGTAAAAGTATTTTGTTTTGGTGTTTCTACTTTTACTTCTTCTTTTGGTGTTTCTGTTGCTGGTGCTTCTGGTGCAACATTTGTTTGTTCTTCGGACATTTGTTCTCCTATAGTTATATTATTAGTTCGCCTTGTTCGTCAT